TTAAATTGATATTCTAGGCCACGAGGCCTTTTCTTTTTGCGCGTATAATACATGTCCTATTATGAAAGGGAGATGATTATATGTTAAGAGAATTATTATATGAAATGTTAATGAAAGCAACTAATTTAGCAAGAGGTATATGGATTCTAGAAGACTTATTTAATATGGAGAAAAACATATTCGGAAGAACATTGATAGGATTAGGCAATATATTAAACAAAATACTAACAGTGTGTTTCTGGATAGGTTGGCATCTATTTATGATAAGTATTACTGGAGGATTATGGCTTATATGGATAGGGTTTAAATTGATGAGAAAAAGTAATAAGAGAAAACATAATAAGAAACAAACTAAGAGAAGAGCTTAACAAGGGCTCTTTCTTTTTGCGCGAGAATTACTTGTACTCTTATGAGAAAAGAAACAAAGCTGATGTGGGACTGGAACTGACCAGTGAATCCGAAAGGAGAGAAACGTGTAGCATTAGAGTATATTGTTGGGTACGGAACTGACCGTAGAATCCGAAAGGAGAGAAACGTGTAGGCGAGATATACAAACTCTTTTCTTTTTAATTCGCGAAAAATACATGTCGTTTTATGAAAGAATAATAATTATAAAGGAGATGTTTATATGAAACAAAATAATGAACAAACCACTAATAAAAAATCTTTTAGAGAATTTGTAGCAGAACATAAAGTAGAAATAATAGCAGGAGTAACTGTTATAGCTGCAGGAACAATTGGATATTTAGTTTACAAAAATAATAAAAACGCTAAAGATATTAAATTACTTGGTAAGATAGTAAATCAACATACTGACTTACAAAAGGACATGGTAGAATTAGCAAAATTAGAACTAGAATGCGATAAAGAAATCTGTGGTGAAATTGACGTAGTTAAAGACATAGCGAAAGAAGGTGCTTTAGAAGAAGCTATAAAATCAGTAAAGAGAAAGATACAATACAGAGTAGGTAAGATTGAAAATTGTGTAAAAACAAACACACCTGAAGCATTATTATCTAAACAAACATACGAAAGGGAATTGGTAATACTTGAAGGTAAACTTGAATTATTTGAGCAAGAATGGGAAAACATGATTCATTAAACCTTTAAGGGCTACCAAGCCCTTTTTATTTTTGGCCCATTTTGTAAAATTTAAAACTGGGTTTGGCCCACTTTTATTTGGGTTTTGTGATATTTGTGTAAGGTTTGTTGAGACGAAAATCGGTTTTGGCCCAAAAAAAGTGGGCTTTGGCCCGGTTTCATTTTCAAAAGTGGGCCAGCTCAAACCCAGTGATTGCAACGGTTTCAGCCGTTTTGGCCCACTTTCCCACTTTTTTCTCTTATTAATTGTGATAAAAAGATTAATAAATATATAGAATAGGGCAAATAAAAGTGGGCTTTTGACCCAAGCGATTTAAGGAGGTGATTTTGGATGAAATGGACAACAGTTATGTGCGATTCTTTAGACGAGGCACAAGAAGTAATAGACGAAGCTACAAAGAGTAAAGTCGTAATAAAAATCGATTACACTTGGGATAACGTATCCGAGAAACATAGATTTGATATTTGCTATGTTGAAGAAAATATGTGGAGATAGCGCGAATAATGCAAGGACTATTATGAGAGGAGAGGATATGTGATGGATGAAATGAATTTAAACTTGGGTTCAAGATGGATGAGAAAATTAGCATCTAAATTAATAGTAAGATATATTAAAAAACATTTTGAGGTTGATGCGGAATTAGACTTAGATGAATTAAAGATATCTTATCTTGATGGAGATGTAGTAATAAAAACAGAATTGGAATTAAGAATGGATGCAAAGGAATCCAAAAAGATATTATCAAAACTCGAAGAGGATTAAGGCTCACAAGGCCTTTTCTTTTTACGCGAATAATACAAGTGCTTTTATGAAAGAATAATAAATTTATATTTTAGGAGGTAACACTATGTTTAAAAGATTTAATGAAATGAATAAATGGGAAAAAGGCGGATTAATATTTGGAGTATCTGAAATGTTACTAGGAGTAGGAATGATAATATATGGAACAGTTCAAGAACGAAAAATATTAAAACAAATTGCAGAACAATATGAATACGAAAATAGAGTCAATCAAATTATAGGAGAATCAAATGAAATATTAGATGAATTATTAAAAGCAACAGGAACAACTGAAAACAAAGAAGATTAGGCCACAAGGCCTTCTCTTTTTGGTCGCAGGGCACGCGAAAATTACATGGCCTTTTATGAGGAGAGAAAAGATGCTCGTTTGAGCGTTTTAAAGGAAGAAATTCCTTCTCTCTTTAATTTCGCTGAGCGTAGCGAAGAGAGTGGAGGATATTCATAATAACGTACCTCCCAAATATTTGGAGACCAGGTCTTAGGAACAGCTTGGTCTCTTTCTTTTTATTTTCTGATAGTACCCTAAGCGCCTCTTAACAATGCGGACCAGTTAGGGTCATTTATATTTTATAAAAAGGGGAGAGATATATAATGTCTAAACTTGAAAGAGATTTCCAATCTAGACTTATAAAAGAATTAAAACAGATATTCAAAGGTTGTATAATCATGAAAAATGATTCGAGCTACATTCAAGGAATACCTGACCTATTGATATTATACAGAGATAAGTGGGCTGCTTTAGAAGTAAAGAAATCGGAGACAGCATCTCACAGGCCGAATCAAGAATACTATGTAGAACTTATGGATGAAATGTCTTATGCGAGTTTTATATATCCTGAAAACAAAGAGGAGGTATTATATGAACTTCAACAAACATTATTCTCTAGAAGGTAAACATGCATTCTTAGGAGCGAGTAAATACCATTGGATTAACTATGACTCTGATAAACTTGTAGAATCTTATACTAGACATCAAGCTACAATGAAAGGAACTATATTACACGACTTCGCAGCACAGTGTATAACACTTGGACAAAAGTTACCTAAATCACAAAAGACATTAAACATGTATGTTAATGACGCGATAGGCTTTAAGATGAATCCAGAACAAGTATTATATTATTCTGACAACTGCTTTGGTACAGCGGACGCCATTATATTTAGAAATAACTTGTTACGTATACACGATTTAAAAACAGGAGTTACTAAAGCACATATGGAACAATTAGAAATATACGCGGCTTTATTCTGTTTAGAGTATAAGATGAAACCAGGAAATATCGATATGGAATTAAGGATATACCAAAATAATGAAATAGTAGTCTATAACCCTACAGCCGATGATATTCTTCCAATAATGGACAAAATCATAACATTCGATAAAGTTATTGAGAAATTAAAAATAGAGGGGGAATAAGCACATGGCTTATGAAAACAAACCAGATATTAATGAATTAATGCATTATGGAATGCCTAGACGTTCAGGGCGTTACCCTTGGGGTTCAGGAAAAGACCCTTATCAACATTGTACAGACTTCTTATCAAGAGTTCAATATATGGTGGATAATGGAGTTAGCGATGAAGATATAGCTAAATCTATGGGACTATCAATGGAGCAGTTTAACATAGAGAAATCATTTGCAGTTATAAACGATATGACTAAACAAGGTAAGACTGAAAAAGAAATAGCAGACGCATTAGGAACTTCAACAACTAAAGTAAGACTTCAAAAGACTATGATAAAAGATGGTCATAGAGCAGTAGAAGTTGAGATAGCTAAAGACTTAAGAGCACAAGGACATTCTTTAAATGAAATAGCTAAGATGATGGGCTACAAAAACGATTCATCAGTAAGAAGTTTATTAAATGCTGAATCGGAAGGTAGAATGAAGGAAGCTCAAAAGACAGCAGACTTCTTAAGAAAACAAGTAGATGAAAAAGGTATGATAGATATTGGTACTGGTGTTGAGAGAGAACTAGGTATATCTAAAGAGAAACTAGACCAAGCCGTAATGATGCTTGAATTCGAAGGCTATCACAAGTACGGTGGAGGTGTAGCACAAGTTAACAACCCAGGCAAACAAACTAACCTTAAAGTATTAGCAAGACCTGATAAAGAGTGGAAAGATATGTATGATTATCAAAATGTACACTCTATTACAGAATAC